TCTCCAATTTGAGAAATTTTCTTTTGCAGTTTTGGGTCTAGTCATACTATAGAGTCTTTTATTTCCTACGCCAGGAATAAATTCTCCAAGTTCCCCTTTTGCTTTGTCGTTATTATCAACATCACCATCAGCATCAGTATCAATTCTTTTAACTGCTTTTTTTACTAATTTTTTGATATTACCAGATGGCACTTCATGTGGTGTATGTGCCTGACCATGGATTTCATTTATTTCTTCACCTTCTTTCACACAGTTTGGAACCATTTTGTTCCCTTTCTTTTTCATACCAAGTTGCTTGTATCCAACCCAACATTTTTCATCAATGGGTTGACCACCTTTAATTGGTTCTGGTTCAATCAGGTTTACTGTCTCAATTTCAAGTGCTTTAAAATCTTCTCTCCAGTTTGAGAAGTCATAATTCTCAGATTTATTACCCCAGTTGGCAGCACCAACCTTGCGGCACTTTACAAGTGCTCCTGATGCATATGCACTTGGCCATACAGAATAACGAGACTTGACTTTATTGTAGCAAGCATCTTTCTTGCCACTACCCTTGCCTGGTTTATCTTTTACCTCTTGAATGTTCATTTCTTCAGTTTTAACATTAGTTGGTTTTGCGCCACCAGTTTTTTCTGGTTGATTTGGATCTTGACGATTTTTTCTTCTTCTCGCTCTTTCTTCTTCCTCATCACTCAAATTTGCTGCCATTTTGGAACTTCCACATTTTGGTGTAGAAGTTTGTCCTGGTTGTCTGGCACAAGGTTTGCCCGCATACTTACCGCCAAGTTGAACCCACCCCTTTTTACCATCAGAAGATTTGGATTTACCAAACCAATCACGAAGACCTTCATCTCCAGATTTAGTTTCTTCATTAGTTACATAATCTGCGGCAGTATCAATATAATCTGCCGCCTTAGTAATTTTAGATTGTACCCATGCTTCTAAATTACCTTCACCCTTTTTACCCATTTTCTTTTGAAGACGCTTTACAGCATTAGTAACGGTCTTTAGTTCAGACCGTGCCATTGAGTATTCGTGATCTTTCTTTTCTTCTGACATTTTTTTCTTTCTACCCTGACAATGGGCACGTTGACTAAAACCTTTTGGGTTGCCACAATCAATTGATTTTTTATATTTTTCAGACCAACCCATTGGGAAAAAAGTTTACTCTTTATTATTTAGAAAACCTTGTTTGAGTAGTTTTTGTAACTCTGTGGTTGATCCAACAAACACGGCGTTATTGGTAACATTATTGTTAGTTGTTTTAACCGTAGTGTCCTCAACTTCTTTGAGTTTTTTCTGCAAATCAATCAATTTGTCTGTCGTGTCGGCAACACTCTTAATCAATTGTCCAGCAACTTCATATGCTCTTGGACTACCACCCTCACCTGCAAGTTCCATAATTCCATTGATTGCTTCTTGTCCTTTTTCAATCAAAGAATATAAATTAGCACGAGTGTACTCATAGTCTTTTTCAATATCAGGACCTTTTGGTTTTACACTCTGAATTTCTGATGAAACTTTTTCTGGTTTCACAATACTACTCTCTACATTGAGAGCGTCATCTATAGCATCATAATTATCATTCATAATTTACTAAATGTCTTGTTGTTGTGTAGGACTATAAGACTTGGAATCTGTGAAGAACTCCCAGTTTTCGCTAAATCCAAAATCATCTCCAGCAGCTGGGTCGGCACTGACTGGATCTGGAGTTACTGTATACCTCATTTCACGTTTTGCAGTTGCTGTATTAGTGTCGCTATAAACGTCTGCCTGAACCTTACGAATAAGTCCATCAGTTGTTTCAGCAACAGGACCAAAGAGATATGTTTTGGCAGTAAATCTTAAAGTATATATTAATGCTCTTCTTGTGTTAAAATCTCCCTCATAATCATCTTGAAAATCAATACTGTCTAAAATTATAGGAATATCTCTTTTTTCTCCGATAGAATCAATTAAATCAATCGTTAAATTGAAAGATGGTTGGAAAAATGGTAGGATTTGTTCTACTATCTGCAAAGCATCATCATTCAATTTACTAAAAATATTAAGTTCAAAACCAATATTATAAGGAACTGGCATGTAAACTTTTTTCAAGTTTGTTCCATCTGTTACCTTAAAAGTTTGAGTTACACCCGACTTTCTTGTTGGATCATACTGCATAGATATCATTTCAAAAGACATTCGAGGTAAAGTAATTGCAACAGTTTTATTAAGATTTGCTTGCTCCTGAATTTTTGTCAGGAACTTTTGCATGGGACCGTAAGAAATCCCAACCTTAGTCTCATCTAAGACAGTTCCATTATCTTTTGAGTGGCGGATGTAAATGTTGTTGAATAATGTTCCAAACCCGATGATGGTTTTTCTTATTATTTCGTGATAAAAGTAAGTTCCTAACATTAATAATCTCCGAATGGATTAGACTCTGTAAAGTCTAAAATACTATCTGCTTCAGTTTCTATCTCTTCATTGACATCATATGGATTATCAAAACTTTCTCTATTATAAGATTGAACTATAAATGATGCAGTTGTTGATATACTACCAGTAATGGTTTCTCCAACCAAGAAATTACCAGTATTTATAGATACTTCCATGTCTATTGGAGTATTTTCAATACTAGTTCTTCTGGTAAAGTTTCTAACTCTTGCGGTTACACCAGAAGATTGCCCAGTAACTAGTTCATTATAAACAAATGTTCCAATCCCAGATGTTGGTGAAGAAATGGTTGCCGTTGGTATTGATGTATATCCAGAACCAGCATTTGTAATTTGAATTGCGGTCAGTTTGCCACCAGAAACGACGGCAGTTGCAGATGCATTTTGACCCGTTGGTGATGTACTAATTGCTACTGTTGGGACAGATCCATAATATCCAACTCCGGATTCTGTTATTGTGAATCCTAAAATTCCTCCAGAAGTGACAACTGCAGTAGCTGCAGCTCCAGATCCTCCACCCCCACTAATCGTTACTGTTGGTGGATTTGTTGATGTATATCCAGAACCAGCATTAGTTAATCTTATTTCTTTTATGGATTGAACATTTGCCACAGATGTTGTTATCGCTACTGCAGTTGCAGTTGTACCAGAAGTTGGCGCAGAAATTGTTACCGTAGGTGTGCTTGTATATCCATTTCCATCATCTGATAAAACAATTCTACCAATAGATGATGTAGATGTAGATATTCCACTAATGGTCGCCGTTGCTGTGGTTGCACTACCAACAAGTCTAAGGGTTGTACTATATCCCTCATCACTTACAGCATAATCAACTTCATCGATGGATGTATCAATAAGTTCATTTTCATATTCATAAAGTTCACAACTTAACTCATAAACATAATTTTTACCCAATTGATAAAAAGGTTTTTCATGTTCTACTCTTTTGATTTCAAATAACCTTTCTCCAAGTGGAAAATAAATTAAATCTCCTTCTTTGGGTCTAGTAATTAAATCTGCAAAAGTATATTCTGTAATTCTACCCTCTCTAATACCAGCACTAATACCTTCCAAAAATGGAGCAATAAATTCTTCGTATTTCTCTTTTGAAATTGTTAAACTAATTTCGTTTTGCAATTTCAATCCAAATTTGGTCATCAAGTCGCTTCCAGGAGCATATCCATCATAATTATTCAGATATGCTTCAATTATGAAAGAATCGTCAAATTTGGATGATTGTATTTCTCTGATAATATCATCAGTTTTAAAAATTTTTCTTGGCAAATAATATACTTCAATGCCATATATTTTCAACTGCTCATTTATCAGATCCTGAATAAGGAACTGTTCGCCAGCTGATCCTTGAAGAAAGAAGGGATTTAATGTCATGATTATCCAATTAGATCCATTGGTGGTAATTCATATTCAGAAGACATTCTCTGTTTTATTTCATCAAGATCTCTTAATGCATCCTCATACAATTGTCTTCCATTTAACTCTGTTCCTCCAGGAAGTTTTACGCCCTGGAATTTTATCAAGTTTTGACCCCACTGTCTCTTTATAAGTGCGGTAAGATATTGCTTAACAAAACTGTCATTGTAAACTTGAGTGAAAGATGCTGGATCCAGTGCTCTGTAACATTCGATAACTAAAAAGTCTCCTGCTGCTTGTGCTGACCAATCAATATCCAAATAAAGTCTATCTTGTCTCTTGTTAAATCGTACTTGTTTATCTGTTGTTAATAAGAAATCAATATCCTCCAAGTAAGATTTGACCATAGCATACTGAAGTAATTCTACGGAATTAAAATAGTACAAATCATTCAAAAATAGTTGATATTTTATACTGAACATTCCACCAGAAATGGAACTGGTATCAAATTTGAATATCTTTTCAATACCAATAACAGAATCTGGAACTTGTATGTAATTTGAAGTTTCATAAAAACTAAAAGTAGTTGCTGCTCCTACAATCGTAGAAGTTCCTGTTGTAGTTACAATTCCAACACCACTTGTTCCACTAGCCTTGCCTCTAGCAAGGTCATCACTAGTTATTTGGTACTTTAAGTACATTTTTTCGACGCCATCAAAATGCCGTTCGTTGAAATACTGAATAGCATCATCTACTAAGTCATCAATTTGTTCATCAGAGACATTTATTTCCAAAACTGGAGCACCAAGTCTTCTTAGGCAATAATCAATCAGTCCCTGTCTTGTGCTTGGTTTTGCCATCAGTACTCTCCTCCATCAATGGTTGTCGTCCAAACCGGCAGTCCGCTGGCATTTGTAGTCAGAATGTAGTTAGTGGTGGTTACACCAGACTGTGTGCTTGCTGCACCAACAAGTTTTCCAGTATCGTCAAAGTACGCAATTCCATTTGGACCGTCAAATGTTCCTGCATAATAATTTGGTGCATAAACGTCAGTATTAAATGCTAAACGAGAGTTTGAATTATCCCAAGTGAGAGTCTTATCTCCAGCAAGACCATGAATAGTAATACCTGCACCATCTAGTGCGGCATCACTTAATTTTGGTGTTGCAGAAGCAATACCAATGTTAATATCCTCAACTTCAAGTATATTGGTGTTTATAACAGTTTGAGTTCCATTGACAGTAAGATTTCCAGTAATCTCAACATTTTGGGCAAATGTTGCAACTCCAGAAACATTAAGATTATCTAGTTCTGCATGACCATCAACATCAATGTCGCCATTAAAATCTGCAGCGCCAGTAAATGTGGAAAGACCAGAAACATTAAGATTATCTATCTCTAAATCGCCATCAACATCAACTCCACCATCAATATTAATATCACCAATAAATGTCGATACTCCAGAAACATATAAATCTGTTGTTGTTACAAGACCAGAAAATCTTGCATTTCTCCAACGCTTCCCTTCAATACCTAAATCATAGGTTGCATCATCATTTGGAGTTAAGTTTGATACAAATTCGCCACCTACGTTGATATCATCGCTGGCGGCATCGCCAAGATTTATGGTCCCACCTCTAAATGTGGCAACACCTATAAATTCTGAAGTGCCATCTACTTTTAAGTTTCGACCAACGGTTAGATTGTTATTTACAAAGAGACTACCGCCAGTAGTTGTAATTCCGCCAGAAGAGGCGAGTGTAGTTACACCCGCAACATTTAAATTTCCGGAAACAGTTATAGATGGTGTTGTAATTCCATCTGCCGAACTTATAGTTACGGAAGAACCAACTGTTATTACCTCATTAGTTCCATCAACAACTATAGTGCCAGTGCCAAATGTTACGACACCGACTATTTTTGCATCTCCACCAACATTTAAATTTTTGGCAATTCCAACTCCACCACTAACAATTACTGCACCAGTAGTTGTTGAAGTTGATTCTGTGGTGTTTGAGAATGTTACTATTCCTGTTGCAATTAAAGATGACGAATCAATTGTATCCGTCATGTAGAATACTTCATCCAAAGCATTCCAAACTAAGATTAAACCATCCTTTGCCTTTAAAGATGAATTTACATCTGTTAAGTTGACTAATCGTGATGGTGGTGCAGAAGCGTTGGATAATACGCGAATTACGTTCTGCGAACCTATTCTATCGTTTAGATTAGTCATTACCTACTTACCCCTGCTCTTACTAATGCTGATCCTTCCACCGCTTTAAACTCTTTACCAGCAGCAGAAATTATTTTTAAATCGTATACATGTCTACCAGGTTTCAAGTCTGCCGATTGACTAGCAGTTAGAGAAATAGATATAATTCCCAATAGTGCATCAGTTACTGTTGATCCAAAGGATACAGATGTAGATGCTCCATAATGTTTCCTGATTTGTCCTGAGACTGATGATCCAGTTAAGTCCAAATAAGAATTTGATCTAGTATCCTCCAATTGAAAGGAAGTGTCAAAATCATATCCTTGCTCAATTACAATATTGGATACATAAATTGCCATTATTTCAAACGATTAGTATTCCTTTAGATATTTATATTGATACTACGCTTCCAAATTATTTCTTATTTAGCATCTCTTTCAATAGAGATTTTATCTCATCAATATCTTCCTTCATTTTATCCAATTCCCGTCTTTGCAAGTCTTTATAATTTAAAGAGTTGACATATTGATTATATGAAGTGGTGTCACAATTTACTATGGCACCACTTTTTTCATCTCTATAGAGATTTTTATGACCTTCAACTCGTATCATCTCAGCGCAATAGTTCTAAGGTCTTTAATCCTTGGAGCATGTGCCTGATCAGTACCAGACATTACGATTTTAATGGTATATCCAGTAAACAAATCTAAATTATCTGCTGTAAACTCATACTCAAGATACTGATCTTCCAGACTTGCTGGAACAAATGTATCTGGTCTTCCACTGTTCTTTGATGCATCAACAGGAGTAATTGTTCCATCAGCACCTATGGTCAAGTTATCATAACCAGGGAACAACTCAAACTCTTGTGTTACTTCACTAGAGTCTGCCCTAATTAAACTGTAGAGAACTCTGAAATCAGCAGATTCGTGTCTATAAGCAGCAAGTATTACTTTGAGAGAGGAAGCTTCTTGTGCAAGATTTACTGTATTTGAAACATAAACTGCTGCATGTGGATCGAATAGAAGAGAATTTACTCTATTATCAGAGGTATAATCCGAAATAGGACTATTCAATCTATTCATTCTAAACTCGGTAAACGCCGTATCGGTATAAATGATTGGAGAAAGATTAGAGTCCTCTGTATTTAAAGTAATACCAGTCGTAAATGACTTATTTCTTGGAAGAGTTGTAAGACTTGTTGTTTCATTAATATTAGATGCTACAAGTCTGACAGAATTCAATCTGTTAACCTCATTGAGTTCAACACTTTCAAAACCATTGTCAACAAATGATGTTTCAGATCCGTCTACGCTTGTTCCTGTAGTTGTTCTTACAGAAGCAGTTACCGATGTTGAAGATCCTGGAGTTAAGATATCATAGTTAGGAACAATTTCATTAAACTGGATGTTCTCGGTTGCTTTGCAGTTTTCTCCACCTACCGATGCTTCGGAATTGAAGGACAGTTGAGGAGTGCCAGACGTATCTCCATCATTAGATCTATCGGAACCATTGGTTGACATGTCAATTTGGACGTGATATTGATCTATATCGTTAGATAAAGAACTTACATCATGTGTTACGCCATTAATTCTTCTAAGAGATACTCCATTTAGTTCATACTTGGTAATCAAAGAACCAGAGGAATGTGGTTGAACAACTCCTTCTACTGATCTTGAACTTATGGTAAGAGTTCCACTACCAACAGCACTGTAAGAAATAATTTCATCGCCAATCTTTGCGTATCCAAGATAAGATCCTGATACTGTTTGACCTTCAAAGGTTCCAAAGTTTGCAGTGCTAGCAATGCTTATAGTTGCTGTTTCATCTATTGTCAAATTAGAAGATAATGTAGTGGAAGGAACATCTGGTTCAACATCGGAAATTACTACTTTGTTAGTAGAGGAATACATTCCGTGATCAAAGTGATTTATTCTCAAGTAATTTCCGGAATTTAATCCTCCACCTTCAGATGTTCTATCGGTAATCGTCGTGCTTGCAAGAGAAACAACCGTTCCAGAATCATTATAGTAACTTACTGCAGCACCAACTTTGAAAGTCTTAGATGTTCCTTTTTCGCCTTGTACATTAGAAAGATAGAGAGTATCTAATCCGGTAATAGAATCAATTGTAATTCTAGCATCTCTACCAAGAGTTGTTACGATGCCAACAACATCGCCAACTTGATATCCATTTCCTGTAACTGTTGTTCCAGCAATTCCAGTAATAACACCGTCTGCTGCGGTAATACTAAGTCTAAGTCCAGAACCACTACCAACAATAGATGTAGTTTCTAAATTGGATGCAGTTACATAGTTTTCTCCACCATCAGTAATAGAAACGTTTGCGACAGAACTTCCAGTTCCTATGATGTAACCATAACCAAATTGATTGGAACCAGCAATTTTTCTTCCTGTCGTTAAAATTCCAATAGCATTGGTATCAGTTGTAGTTGTGATTCCAAGAGTTACTGTTTTTGGTAAAGTTGTGATTGGATTATTATTTAATTTTTTAACATATCCGTTGCTTTCATCTAATGTTGGATTATAGAAGAATGCCGTTCCAGTTGTTGACGTAAAGTTTGCTTTATAAAGTTTGAACTTAAGATCTTGATACTGGTTAGCAGTCCAAATAGATCCATTTTGAGACTTAAACAGACTTCCAAGAGCAAATTGTTTGGAATATACGACTGCTTCTGCATCAGGTAAAGATTGTGTGCTTACAGTCTTCTCTCCCATTTCTGCTATCCAAAGTTCATATTCGTCTGTAGTTTCTGCTACAGCAACGATTGCATATTCTTGACCTGGTGCCAGGAAAATTGGATAATCAAATGTTACTCTTGTTGCTGTCGCACCATTTGTTGAAGTTGTAATGTCACTAGGTCTCAATACCGCAGGACTTCCAATAATAGTTCTGGTTGGAGTTCCCAATTCAACAGTTCTAATTTCAATTCTTACTGGATCATTACCAGATGGTTTGTTAGCAAAGAAGAGATCAACTGCTGTTAAGAAAGCACCATTTGCATCGCTATTCTGACCATTTAAATCTGGCGCATCAATTGTTCCACCTACACTGAATGATTGTGCTAATGGATCATAGAAATTAGCAGTTACTCTTGTAGTTTGACGTTGACGAACTTCAAATCTACCTTCAGACTTATATGCTGCTTCTGCAGTAGATTGTAACTTACTTCCAGGAAGAGGAGCAGCGTTTGTAGAACTGTTTGTCAACTTATATGTCTTAGTTCCTGTGGTAATTCTAACCGCTGGAGCTGGAACTTCTAATGGATTTCTCAAGAAGAATGAACCTAAAAGATCTCCATAATTATCACTAATCAAGCGAAGATCTTTGACGTATGCAACAGCGCCACTAGTCTGACCGACTAGTTTTGTTCCAATTTTGACATATCCA